TATATTTATCGATGGTACAGGGGCTGACAGCGTCATAGACGAGTATAAACAGATACATAAACCCAATGCTCCAGAGGGCACGAAAGTCTTGCTTGATGTAGGGGATATGCTAGTATATAGTGGTTGTGAACTAGAACATTGGAGAGAACCACTTGAAGGTGATGTCTGTGCGCAGGTATTTCTTCATTATAACCATGTAGATGGTCCTTTTGCTGAAAAAAATAGGTTCGACAAAAGGCCGATGTTAGGTGTTCCACCAATACGGAACATGTAATATAATGAGGTTATATGCTACAAAAAATAGGATTCCAACCAGGATTCAATAAACAAATTACAGAAACCACAGCTGAAGGACAATGGGTTGATGGTGATAATGTAAGGTTTAGATATGGTACACCTGAAAAGATAGGTGGCTGGGCACAATTAGGTGAAAACAAAATAACAGGTGCTGCAAGAAAAATGCATCACATTGTTAATAAATCAGGACAAAAATTTTCAATCATTGGTACAAACAGAATTTTATATGCATACAATGGTGGTGTATTCTATGATATTCACCCAATTAAAAGCACAAATACATTATCTAGTTGCTTTACTACTACAAATGGTTCAGCAGTTGTTACAATAGCTTTTAGTGGGGTTCACAATATATCACCAAAAGATATAGTTCTTTTAGATAATTTTTCTACAATTACAAATTCAGATTTTACTGCATCTGATTTTAATGATAAAAAATTTATGGTAACAAGCGTGCCCAATTCTACAAGTATTACAATTACAATGCCTTCAAATGAAACTGGTAGTGGAGCAAGTTCATCTGGAGGTATTAGAGTTCAACACTACTATCCGGTTGGTCCTGCAGAACAATTACCAGGATTAGGTTGGGGACTTGGTCAATGGAGTGGTACTGTTTCTGGAGAAGCTGTTACTAGTTTAACAAGTGGTATTAATTCATCTCAAACTACGGGCATACAATTAAATGATGCATCGCAGTTTCCAACATCAGGTACAAACTTTGTACAAATAGGAACAGAGGAAATATCTTATACAGGTATATCTTCTAGTGTTTTAACAGGTGTAACAAGAGGTGTTAGAAATACAACAGCTGCAACACACAATGCAGGTGTTGCTGTTACAAATAGTTCAGACTATATTGGATGGGGTGAAGCTGCGTCAGGGGATTTAGTTATTGACCCAGGTCTATGGAGCATTGATAATTTTGGTGACAAGATTATTGCACTAATACATAACGCACAAGTATTTGAATGGGATTCAAACGCAGCTAATGCTGTAACAAATAGAGCAACTATTATATCGGGTGCACCAACTGCATCAAGAGATATGTTAGTATCTACACCCGATCGTCACTTAGTATTTTTTGGAACAGAAACAACTATTGGAGATTCATCAACACAAGATGAAATGTTTATAAGATTTTCAGATCAAGAGGATATTAATACTTATACACCTACGGCAACCAATACAGCAGGCACACAAAGATTATCTGATGGTTCTAGAATTGTAGGAGCTGTTAGAGGTAGGGATGCAATGTATATTTGGTCAGATACATCATTATTTACAATGCGTTTTATCGGTGCACCTTTTACTTTTGGTTTTGCACAAGTTGGTACAAACTGTGGATTAATTGGACAGAACGCTGCAATTGAAGTTGATGGTGCAGCTTATTGGTTTTCAGAAAATGGTTTTTTTAAATATTCTGGTAATCTTGAATCAATGACTTGCTTAGTAGAAGATTTTGTATTTAATGATTTGAATACGACTGCAGGTCAATTAATTAACGTGGGTCTAAATAATCTGTTTGGTGAAATAACTTGGTTTTATTGCACAGAAAGTTCTACAATTATAAATAGATGTGTAACATATAATTATTTCGATTCTACTCCACAGAGACCTGTATGGACTACAGGGACACTAGCTCGAGGAACATGGCAAGACTCATCAGTGTTTGGTTTACCACATGCAACTTTTTATGATGCAGATAGCAATGCTTCTTACGATGTAGTAGGTAATACAGATGGATGTACAACATATTTTGAACATGAAAAAGGAACTGATGAAGCATTAGCTACAGGAGTTAATGCTGTTACTTCAAGTATTGAGTCTGGTGATTTTGATATTACAGCGCAAAGATCTCAATTAGGTCAAACAACTGGTGTTGCAACATTTAGAGGAGATGGAGAGTTTCTAATGAAGATAAGAAGATTTGTGCCTGACTTTATATCGCAAACAGGAAACACACAGATAACTCTACAATTACGTAATTATCCAAACGATAGCTATGCAAGTTCGTCATTAGGACCCTTTACAATTAGCTCATCTACTAGTAAAGTAGACACTCGTGCAAGAGCTAGAGCCATGTCTTTGAAGATAGCAAATACAGCTGCTTCTCAAAGTTGGAAACTAGGCACATTTAGATTAGACATACAACCGGATGGAAGAAGATAATGGCAACTTTATATGATTTAGCAATGCAATATTTAGGGCAAACGTTGCCTAACATATCTGGAATAAGAAATACATCTCAAGCAGAAGAAATAATAGGTCAAGAAACTCCAGTTGAAGAAACTGTACCTGATGTCACTCCACAATTATTACAACCAATAAGTGGTGGCGGAGATAATTTTAGTGTTTACAATCCAGATCCAACTAGAACAAGAACACAGAGAGATTATGTATTTCCTTTTAAATTTACAGGAGAAGATTTACCTGAAGCGGGTGACTATATTTCTGGTCCTACTGGTATTAGATCACTACTATCAAAATTACCAGGTCAAGGAATTTTAAAAGGTATTGCAGGAGCGCTTCCTGTAAATAGAAGAGCGATATTAGAGAATCAATTATTAGGTGGTAATTTTATGTTAGATGATATTGGAAGAATTGTAGGTGATGTCAATACACCTGAAGGTATTATGGCTGGATATAATGCAGCTAAAATAACAGATAAGACTTTTGATAAAAGAAGAAAAACAGTTGCTAAAACATTAAAAGAAAAATATGGACTAACGGATGAAGAAATAGAAGCAGCTATCGCCGGAGAATATGAAGGTGATATACCAATAAATCCAATTACTGGTAAACCAACTGATTTAATTAATAGATTAAATTTATTCAATCAGGCTCAAAATATATTTAATAAAAGAAAAAATATAGCTGATATAATAACTGACAGAAGAATTGAAGAAAGACAACAAGAAAGAAGAAACGCTGAAGAGGCTGCATTTGCAGCTGCAGGTGGTGATAGACAACAACAAGCTATGCAAAGAGCAAGAGATCAACAGAGAATAGATGCAGCGAATAGAGCATTTAGAGATGATCCAGGAGCTCAAAGTTATTCTGGAGGTGAAAGAACAACTAACGTAGGTGGACAAAACATAACAACTTACGATGATCCATTTGATCCAGGTGGAGGAGAGTAATGGCAAAGATAGTACAAGTATTAACAAGACCTAGTAAAGAATATTCTCAACAAGTTGCTGATGCACAAGTTAGAGATTTAGATGCTGTAATAGAAAAATTAAACACAACGTTTCAACAAGATCTAAAAGACGAAGTAGAAGCACAAAACTTCTTTTTAAATTAATGGCAAATACTTTTTTAAATGCAAAGTCAGATTTGACTACTACAAACTTAACTACTGTGTATACAGCGCCATCTGCAACAACTGCTGTTATAAAATCTATATTAGTATCAGAAGATGCAGGATCGGGAACTACAATTGATGTAACCTTGGTTGATGCATCAGGGACCATATTTAGTTTGTTTAAAGCTAAAGCTGTTGGATCAAACACAACGGTAGAATTATTAACTCAACCTTTAGTATTAAAAGAAAGTGAAGCTTTAAAAGCACAAGCTGCTGATGCTAACGAGTTACATGTAGTAGCATCAATATTAGAGGTAAAACCTAGAGAGGTAGTAACGTAATGATAGAGATAAAACCAGAGAAGATAATAGAAACAATCAGTAATTTAAAGACAGGTAAGGTGTACAAAAACGATGAAGAATGGAAGACAGAAGGAGTGCCTGAAAAAGACATCAGAAGAGATGTGAAAGTCATTATGCCTAGTCTTGATTTATTTGGAAAAACAAAATAAGATAGGAGATTATGCCAATATCTAGATCATTAATGAAAAGACAGTTAAGAATGGGAGGTGGAATTATGGAAGTTGCACCCAGACAAGGAGCATTATTAGGTGGTCTTAAAAAAGCTGTAAAAGGTGTTGCTAAAGGTATTACAGGCATTCTTAAATCTGATTTTGGTAAAGCTGCATTGTTAACAGCCGGTGGTTTTGGATTAGCTGGTAAAGGTCCGTTAGCTTTTTTAGGAGGAGGCGGTGGTTTTAAATTACCTGAATTTTTATCTGGTTTGTCTGGAGAAAAGACACTTGGTAAAACTTTAAAAGTAGGAGCAGCTGGAAGTTTATTAGGAATGGTTTTAGGTGGTCTTGATGAAGATGAAGAACAAGATATTAAAGAAGGTAGAAACATTGCAGCATTAGAGACAAAATTAAGAACAGCATACGACGATCTTGGAACTTTTAAAGATGATCCTGAAGGATTAGAAGCACAAATTAAATCTGATTTATCAGAGTACAGTAAAGATATGTCTAGAGGATTAATGTCAATTGGTGGTAGAGCAGGGTTTGCTGATGGCATGAACGATCCTAAAGATCTACCAAAAGGTTTAAGAGTAGATACTTCAACATCAAATCCAATACCAGAGAATGCACCTAATATGGCTGCAGCTGAAATAGCTAAAGTTATTATGGGCACATTAGGAGAAGATGAAGACATGACTTCAAGAAAATTTATTTTTGAAAACTATGTTATGCCTAAAAGAAGTAAAATGATGGAGAACTTTGGTATAGGTTTAGAAGAAGCTGATAATTTAATTAGACAAGAAATGGCTAAATATAGAAAAAATAGAGCTGATGGCGGCAGAATGAAGTATGCTAGAGGAACCGATCAGATCGTGGACCAGGCTTCAGGCATCATGGGCCTACCACAAAGGGTCAATCAAGCCGGTGTTAAAGAGCTAGACTTGCGAGAAAGTGGTGGATTTATTCCTCCAGTTGGTATAAAAGAGAAGGCAGATGACATCCCTGCGATGTTATCAAACAATGAATTTGTATTCACTGCAGATGCTGTCCGAGGTATGGGAGATGGCAACGTCAATAAAGGCGCTCAAAGACTATACGATCAAATGAAAATGTTAGAAAAAGGCGGAAGAGTATAATGGCAGAAGTAATTACACAGATACAACAACCACCAGAGTTTATAGAAGCAGCAGCTAAACCATATATTACAGAACTACAACAAGCTGTAGGTGGTTTCAAAGGCGCTGACTTATCAAAAGTTTATGGACCACAGTTTGTTGCAGGCATAGATCCTTTACAACAAAGAGCTATTAAAGAATTAGAAGCAGGTATTGGAGGTTATCAACCTTTTATACAAGAGGCTCAAAGATTAGCTGGAACAGCAGAGGCAGGATTAGGTACAGCAGCAGGAGATATCGCTGCAGCAAGAGGTATGATTGGACCACAAGCTTATCAACAATTCATGTCTCCATATCAACAAGATGTAATTAAAGCTACGTTAGATGAATTTGATCTTCAAGCACAAAGAGGTTTAACAGGTATTGCAGAAAGAGCAATTGCATCAGGTGCATTTGGTGGTGGTAGAGAAGGTGTTGAAAGAGCAGAGTTTCAATCAGCATCAGATAGAAACAGAGCAGCGTTACAAGCACAATTATTACAACAAGGTTTTGGACAAGCACAACAACTAGCACAAACAGCACAACAACAAAGAATGGGAGTGGGTGCTCAACAAGCAGGTTTAGCTACTCAAAGATTAGGTTTAGGACAATTTCAAACTGGTTTAGCAAGTCAGGTTCCTGGATTAAGAGGACAGGATGTTGCAGGATTACAAACTATGGGCGCGGGCCTACAAGCACAAAGACAAGCTCAACTAGGTGCTCAACAACAACTGGCACAACAACAGTTAATGCAACCAATTACAGCGGCACAGACTTTAGGAACAGGCATCATGGGTCTAATTTCAGGATATCCTGGAGGAACCCAAGTACAAACTGCTCCTTCACCTAGCCCATTACAATCTGCTTTAGGTTTAGGTGCAACACTAGCAGGAATATATAGAGCGTTTTAATGAGTAAAGTACTTAGAAGACCAATGTTTAGAAAAGGTGGTGGTACCAATATGAATGGTATCATGTCTGGTATTCAGGATAGACAAAATTATGCTGTAGGAACTCAAGATGTTGAGGCTGCTGAGTTTGGTTTTGGTCAAATGGGTCAAGGCACTAGATCACCAGAAGAATTAGGATATGATTTTAAATTTGCAGTTCCTACATTTAAAAGAGGATCAAATCAATCTTTAGGGGATTTAAAAGAACAATATACAACGTCTTTACTTGAAGCAGCAGGAGACAGAGGAGGATTTGATCCTTTAACAACTTTTCTTTTACAATATGGCCCACAAGTTGCAACTCAAACAGGTGGTGGTAGTCTTATTGGAAATCTTGTAGCTGCAGCTAAAGATCCATTAAAAGCAACACTAAAAGAAAAAGCAGCAGAAGATAAATTTTTAAGAGGCATAAAACTTCAAGCAGCTGGTAAAGCAATAGAAACAAAAGAAGACCAAGATAAAATGGCTATGGAAATTGAAAACAAATTAGAAGTAGCTAAAACAGATGTAATTAATAAAGCAAAAGAATTACAAAATAAAATATACGCAAACAAAGAATTAACGGATGCCGAAAGAGAAAATTTAATAACTGAATTAGCTGCTAATAGAAAACTAGCATTAGATAAAATAGAAAAACAAGGATCAGAACAATTAAAATTAGAAAAATTTAAATTAGAAAATGAACCTGATGAAACAGATGAAGCTGTTAAAGCATCAATTTTAAAAGAAGATTTAACTGTTTATCCTGGTCAACCGGATGTTGCAAAAAGAGCTACTGATTTTAAAATGACTATGTCTGATACATTGTATAAAAAAGTTGGCGGTGAAAGAATTGGAGGAGTTCTTACTTTTGATATAAATGATCCAAAACAAGCTGACAGAAACAAAAAAGCAATAAAAGATTTAGTTGGTAAAATTGTTTATGATCCGTTTGCAGATAAATATCACAAAATTACTAAAGAAGGCAAAATCACATACAATAGTATAGAGGAAATTCCTGAAAAAGATTTAAAAGAAGATAAAAAAGACACTGAAGATAAAGAAAAAGAAGGACCTAAGTTTAAACCAGATGATCCTTACAGTGCGTTTCCGGGAACTATAGAAGCAGAAAAACAAAAGACACAAAGATTTAAAGATCAAGCTGAGAGTTTCTCTAATTTACCATCGTCGAGTTTGATTGGGGATATTTAAAGGAGGGTGAATGGCAGAATTTACTCCAATCTTTTCGGAAGAAGAGAATAGTGAAGTATCTTGGTATACTTCAGGTTTATCAGGTATTGCGTCAGGTCTTATAAAAGTTCCTGAAGGTGTATTTTCACTAGGCGCAGAATTAATTGATTTAGGTCTTGATACAAATACAGCCGCACAAGTAGAAATATTTTTTGATAAATTAAATCCTTTTGAAGAATTAGCTGAACAAAGAGGTATAGGTAAATTAACAGAAGCATTAACTTCTATTGGTGTACCTGGTGCGTATGGTTTTAAGGTAGGTAGTAAATTAGCCACTAATTATTTTAAAAACAAAGCTAAAAATAATATTGTTCAATCAGGTAACAAAAAATTAGTTAAAGGTGCAGAACAAGCATTTAAATTAAATC